TAAAACGACCGGCAACATATGTTTCAGTGTTTAAAAATGGAATCGCAACAGGATTAATTGTTATTTTTGGTCTTGCTGCCGATTCTACGAACCATTCATTAATTCCTAATGTTGAAGGAAAACGTAAAATAAACCTATTTTGTCTTTTAGGTTCGTAAGGTATGGGCATTTTCATTAATAAATCAGCCATTTTGAATTGTTTTTAATTTTATTTTTATTTATCTTTATTTAATAAATATCTCTATTTAAAAAATATTTTTCTTGACTTTTATAATTTAATTAATTATCATTATAATCCAGTCTAGTTTATTTAATACTAGTTTTTTTATTCTAGTTTTTTTATTTAATTCTATTTTAATATAAGTATTTAATATTCTTTTTTTATTCCTCCTGCTGTAGAATAAGTTTTAATAATATTTTCAGGGTCTTTCTCAAAATGTTTCTTTACTACATCCACATTTTTTAAGTCGTCATCTGAAAAACCTATTTTTGGGACAAAATAATTATTTATTTTATTTTTTAAAAACGCCTTTTTTTGTATATGTTGAGACATTGCTTTAACATATTGAACAAATTCTTTTAACGCTTTAATTTTTCCTTCCTCCGGATTTGTTGCGGAACCTTCTCCATAACTCACAGGATAAAATCTACATAAATCTAAATATTCCTTAATCATTTCTTTTTTAGAAACATTATCTTCATCATCTAAATCTCTGTATTTTTCTAAATTTTTTACTAACTCATTTGAATCAATACCATTAAGATTTGAAACAATGTAATTATAACAAGCATCTTTAATTACTGATGGTGTATGTCCTCTAGCAGTAACAATTGAAAATATAGACCCATTGTTAATCGCCTCAACAAAATCAGGCCAAGCAGGTCCCGGTTTTGCTAACATAGAATCAACAATAAATTGTTTATCTCCTTTAACTCCAAAATATCTAAAAGGTTCGTCTGAAAATCCAACGATTGTGTGACCATCAAATTCAAATGGTTCTTTACCAATTTCTTCTCTATAAGTCGCAAAATCTTCTGTAGACATTCCTACCTCATCACCATCTTCATCTTTTAATATTATTTTTGTTGGCATTGAAACTATATTATCGTCCCAATCGAACGCGTAATATTTTTCATCCGGAGCACCAAACTCATCAATACCTTCTACAATTTTATTATTTAACATAATTTATTATTTGGCTTAATTATGACCCACTATTACAATGGGTCATAATTTTTTTATTATATATTCTCGAAAGAAGCTCCTGTTGGAGTAATATAGAACGTAATGTCTATAAATTCTAACGATTTGGTTGGTTTGATATAAATCTTACCTGTCATTTGATTTCTGTCTAAATCAGCTGCGTCTGACGAAACTGTTACACGGAAATCATAAAGACCTCTATCTCTTCTTATAGAGTCTAATATTGGGTTAACTGAATCCAAGAAGTCTTGTCTTACTTTAGCATCGTTTTGTTCAAATAATAATCTAACAGAAACTGCTGATATTAATTTACGTGCTTGAAGTAATAATCTTCTTACGTTGATTCTGTCAAGAGCTGATTGTCTAACTTGAAGAGTTTTATTACCCCAAATTACAGTTCCAACATCAGAGAACGTTGCGATTGGATTTAAACGACCTTGATATAGAGTATCTCTATTTTCTTGTGTCAATTTAACTCTCGCTTTAACCGCGTTTACAATACCTCTTGTATAACCCGCCGCAGCGAACCATGGGAAAGCAATGTTATCTGTTAACGCTAAGTTTCTTGTTACCTCAGCAGTTGCCGGTAAGTAAATTTGAGTATTGTTAACAGTATCTCTCATTAATACCCAAGGGTAGTAAGTTGCTGTATAGTTAGAGTCAATACCTGAATTTGCCAAATTATCTACCGCCTCTTGTGGGTAAATAAAATCTAATTGATTACCTGTTGATGGAACGTACATATTGTAGTCAGGAGTTGTACATACGTACAATGAATCCGCTCTACTATATTCAATCATATCAATAGCACTTTCAACTAAATTAGAGTTGTTAACATAATCAACACCAGGTGTTACAAATACGTTAATATTTACCGCTTCAGGATTTGCAAATGTTTGTTGTCCTAATAAGTAAGCATAAAAATCGGTGTTAGCCCAATCTTGAGTATTACCCGCGACAATAATTTGTTTAAATGCTCCCCAACCTGACGCTGTAGGATATTTGATAGTAGGACAGGCACCTTTTAAGTAACCTCGTCTACCTAACATAAATTGGTCAGTATTAGTTCTAAATTCTCTATAGATATCCCATCCATCAAAACCACCTCTTACCAAGAATGAAAATTTACGTGCGTAAATTCTATAGTAAGGGTTAAGTTCACTATCAGGGTCGGATGTAAACGGTGCATCACCACAAAAGAACGCTGGTGTTCCACTTGTTACGAATACATTAGGAATTGTAATACCACTTGCATTTATATCCATATGGAAACCTCTTGTTCTAAAGTTCCAAGGTAATCCTTCAGTGTCATTACAAATGTCTAAAGGAAGTTGAGTACCTCTATATTGGAAGAAGTCCACATCAATACCTTCAGTATCTGAAATACCTAAATAAGTTCTTCTAACATTATCTCCCGGACTTGTAGTTGCGTCATCAGCACCTGATGCCAATCCAAATGGAGGGTTATAAACAACCTCACCAGGATAGTAGTATTTAGATTTAATTAATGGGAATGGTGGTCTTACACCAGCATATTCTCTATAATCATACCCCAAGAATCCACAAGGAAGAGCGTCTATCGGAGCATCCTCATTCATCTCAACCATAACATAACTTGACAATAAAGGATATTCACCGTCTAAACTACCAATTTTCTTACCAATAAATGAATTATCTTGAGGATTCATTGTACAGTTAGTATATTTTTCAAGAACAACCGGAGCTGAATCAGTATCAAAGAAATCTCTAATGAATACATCAAAAGTACCATTGTTAAATGACATATTTGCTAACGATATTTTAATATCAATGTTAGCAGAATCACCATCCGCAATTGTTGTAAATTTAAATAAATTATACACTTTATTACCTCTTAATTCAGACACAACCCACGGAGATACCGGTGATTGGTATTTTTCTAAATAAAACGCTATCGATGTTGGGTCTTTTGCTTGTCTAGCGTCCGGTAAAGCTGTTAATTCACAATTTAAACCTCTAATATAACCCATTCTCCAAGCGTTTGTTAATAATGCTTGAAATCTTTCTTCAACAAATAACGGAACTACTGTTCTTGGTTTTGAGAAGTTAGTTGAACCAAATACTTTACTTATGTATTTTGAATCAGAATTAGAGAATGATGTTTCAAAGAAATATTGGTCACCGTCTTTACTTGTTATATTAACACCAAATGTTGAAAATGGATTTTTAGTAACACCTGAATATGTACCTGTACAATCTAAAGTAACCGCAGAACCATCAAAATTACCATAACCATCAACACCACCTGGTACCTCATAAACAGGGCCATCATCAAGACCATAAGTTGATAAACCTCTTGAACGAAGTGTTGCAATTACTAAATCATCATAATCCGTATATGCGGTTCCCGAATAAACGTATATCACCCCAATCAATGTACCTGTATAACAATTAACCGGTTTTGCCGTTGTTGTTGAAGTAGTTGATGTTGAAGTAGTTGTTGTACAAGGGTTTGTAGTTGTAGTCGTAGTTGACGTTGATGTTGTTGTTGTAATAATAGGTGTTAATGTTAATCCTGTTACAACTGACCAAAATGAATAACCTGTGTAAACAGCGTTACCAACATTATCAAATAATGAATAATACCAAGGGTCATTTTGTGGTGCAGAATAATTACATAAGTTAGCACTTACATTATCAACTTCATAAACATTTGTTTCACCTGTATATACAGAACTTAACCCTGAATAAACACTAGTTGGAATTGCTCCATAATAATAAATTGAAGTATCTTCTTTAGCCGGTGTTGAAACAATATCAAAAATTTGTTTAGTCATATCTATATATAATGAACTTGTAGAACCATCAAATTGTTCGTAAGGTTCGTATAATATTGTAGATATTTCTGCCGGTAAGTTAGATGTGTTTGTAAATGATATACTATCAACACTATTAGTACACGCTGAGAATTCAACAGAATAGTTTATAGTTTTAAAGTCTATACATTCAATAACACAATCAACTGTAGTTGCACTTTCACAAAAGAAATCTACCGTTGTTGGGTTAACATTTGCTTTTGTAGTTATAGACCAAGATGGTCCTGCATCATAACCAGATAATCCTAACACTCTCGTTACGAATAATTGGTTAGATTGTTGTAAGTATGATTTGGCGATATAAGCCGCTTCGTACTTTGGAATTTGCGTATTTATAAATTTTTCTGGAGAAGTTCCACCGAAGAAATTTGTGAATTCATCAAAATTTCGTATAAAGATAGGTTCGAAAGCGGGACCTTTTAAGGTCTCACCCACAATACCCAACGTGGTAACTCCCACACTTTGTGCTACGAAACTTAAATCAACTTCAGAAGTATATACTCCGGGAGATACGAATACTTTTT